TAAGCTGAGTGCTATATTCTAAATTTACAGGGCTTCCAAGGTAATCAATCAAATCATAACCTTCAATGTAATTACTATACATCAATCGGTTCCCCATGATTGTCTGCGCCTTAGCAAAGCGAGGTACGTTGTCAAACAATCTTAATATCTCGCTATCGTTTAATACTGTAAAAATCTTACTGCTATTAAATGTAATTGGCCAAGTGGTATTATCACCTATTCCTAATAATGCCTTATCGAGCTTTTCAATTACCTTGATGATATTATTACTTGCTTGCTTAAATAATAAGTCAATCCCAACGACAAGTGGTCCTCCTGTTTCGTACGTAACAACAGCTGCATTGTATACATTAACCATCCCCTCATTCAAAAAACTGTTAGGACTAAATTGAAAGTCAGAAGGAAAAAAAGCAGGTGCTGACCATTGAGAGGTTGCTGAATATTCTCCATTAACATACTTATATCTATAAGCAAAGCAGATGAAACGCTCTTCAAGATAATTATTTTCCCCGGGTTGGAATATTAAACTGACATCAGGAGAAGCCACAGGGGGCTTCTTAATTACAAGAAGAGCCTCTCTTAGTAGGTCAGGGTTACCGCCATAGTCAATATTGCTCGCATCGGGCTGCAAATAGTTTTTAGTAACATCTATAAACCTTGGTGCGTTGTAGTTGTCTGTAAAAAATAAAAGATCTTCAACCTTATTTACACTTGGAATAAGATATGTTGGGTTGAAATTTAATGTTGTATCACCTCCACCTCCACCATCAATGCTTGTTACGTGATAGGTAAGAGTATTGTTTAGTATGTTAAACGAGACGATAAGATCGAGCTTACCCGTAGCTCCTATTGAAAAATTTGAATCATGAACAAACCAATAGATAGTGTCATTAGCGGTGTCAGCAAAAGCACCAATACACAAAGCGTCTACACTAAGTCTATCTCCCGTAACAACATACAACAGGTCGGTGAGTACCGTATTACCTTTTGTATTCTCAATGACACCAATCTCTGAGTCCTCAGTAGAACCCATGCGGATATTCATTGCGTCGATATATTCTCCGTTAGGAACAATACGTTCATCGTACGTCTTGTTCATTCTACCCGAAGTGAAATTCCTTGTGAAATTTGCCATCTTATTTTATCATCTTGTCCATACCACGTAAGTTCATCAACAATCTGCCCGGGTGAATGTTACTCATTCTAATCTTAGCGTTTGCAAGTAAAGCTTTTCTATCTTTCTTTGCACGAGTTACAACATACTCCTGAACGCCGAACTTAGATGTTAATATCTCATACTTAATTGCTGCATAAATATATTGCTCAAAAAGTTTGTTAACAGAAATAAGCGAGTTGTCCCCACCTTCCATACCATCAGAGACATACTCAATGATACAGCTCTCGCCAGACATAGCCGAGTCAAAGTTAATAACCCCTGCTTTTTTGTTGATATTAAAGGTAGGATTGAAGTTAGCTGTCTCAGTATTTAAACCAATAGCAGCCCCTATCTGATAATCAAAATACCAATTACCATCAAAGTTGTATCCGAAAGACCCATTGTACTGACTTGCTTGATTTAAGTACAAGCTTTTCTTAGTGCCATAAAGTCTATCGTAGTCAATGTTTGAATACTGAGGCTCAAGTACATTGCCGTTGATATCAAAAAGAATGTTACCGCTATTGTCTTGGAGATACGCTCTTGATGAAAGGGTTTGAATATTCTCACTCAAGGGACGCAACCACCCGTCTTTATAAAGAGAGATGCGAACCCAATTGACAAAGTCAGACGGCAGCACAAACCTCAATGAGTCGGTCACAGTAAGTTCCAACACCTTAATTTCTTTGAAGGCGTCGTAGTTCAGTTCTTGAATAGCACGCTTAGCATGGAACAAGACCTTGTAACGCTCTCCATTATTTACAAGAGATTGATTACCCGTATGCATCAACAAAAAATTGTTGACGATATCAAATAGACTTACGTATTGGTACGATCCCCAATTAGCATCTTGAGGGGTGTTACCATTGTTGTCATAATATTCGTATTGCGAAATATAAGCCATAGTCTATTATTGTTGTTGGTTAAGTGCAGATTTGTCCTGTTGTTCCTGAGCCATAGCAAATTGAGTAACTGTTGTTTCTCTAATTGAGACACCACAGTACTGAAGTATCTTCATTACCAACTTGTACTCGTCCTCAAGAGGAAGCTCAAAGTCTTGGAAGTCAATTTGTGTTTGGTCAAAGACAGGCTCTCCTCCCGCAAGAAGCACGTATGTCCACTTCGGTGGCTTGGGATATCTAAAGTAGATTGCACTTACGTTTCCATATGCCGCAGTCCTTGGAGGATGAGGGGTAAGCGCAGTCTTAGATAGTGTATACGCAGGAAACATTTCTGAAGGAGCAGTAAGAAGAGATGAGTTAAGTCTAAATATATTTCCGTCTGTCACCTTCTCTGCCTCTGATATATCTGTTGCTGAGTATATGGCGTAACCATCTCCCGTATTTATGGGAAATATATCACTACTCAATGCCAGCGTGTCGATAAATAAAACGCTTTCAACAACAGCATTAGTGAATGTAGTTAAATTAACTATGATATCCCCGGGGACAACGCCTATTGTAAAAAAATCCGCAGTAGTATCTATAAGCTCAAAGGGGACTATAGTGGTATTAGTTCCTTCGTACCTCTTTTCATTATAGTAAGACACTCGGCTAAACATATAACCAAAATTACCCGTCGTTATATTAGAAGGAATATTAAACTGATTGCTTAACCCACCTGATGAATAGAATATCGGAAGTAAAAAATCAGATATTAAAAACAACTCTAACGTCTCAGCCAAAGGCTTGGATAGATTAGCGTAGTCACTACCTGCCAATCTTCTATTCTCAAGATTTATAATCTTATTGTAATTGCTGTAGTACTCTTCATACAATTCCATCTGCGCTTGCTGTGCATACAGATTAAAATCAGAAGGAGAGATGTACCCGTAGTTATTCTTATTCAGTACAGATAGAACCGTGTTTCTTACTGAGTTTATCATCGTTACTTTTTTACAAATATAGTGAAAAAAATAAGGGTTCGAAAACCCTTATCTTTCATCATGAATCACATAAACCAAAAATCAACTTTCCAATAACATATCTAACATCTTCAACCCATCAATACCCTCATCACTCATTAAGAATGACATGGCTGTATCAAACGGATCTCCGTTAAATGGTATTGAACACATCTTCTTTTTATTAGTAGACGTGTTGTACCACAATTCTTTATTATTATTTCTAACGCTAATGTGTCCATTCTCAAAGAATGTTCTAACCTTAGCCTGAAACTTCAACTCAGGGTCATTGATTGCATTTAAAAAATCAGAAGGATATCTCTTAGCAAAAACTAAGATGTCTCTTTTAAGCTCAGCCGTAGAGATAGTAGAGGGGTCAGTGCCAAATAGCACTCGTGTAATCATTTCAATCTGTCCGATATCAAGAGACCTTGCCTCTATCAACGCATCAACCTCCATGTTAAGATCCTGTACTTCTGCTGAAGCGTCCTTCTCTTTATCCAACTCAGCAAATAAAGTTCCGTTATGAGGGTGGTAGTGTAAAAACTTTTGAAGAGCGACATTTCTTTTCTCTACATTTAAGAAACCATCTTCAAAAACAATGGGCTCTAAGATAGCGTTGCCATCTTGCTCATCTTCAAAGGGGGAGTTCTGATTTGTTGCGTATCTAAGTGCGCGGTTTTTTTGTTTCTCCTCATCAAACCACATCAGTGGAAAGCGAGGGTTATTGCGAGAAGCAATAGTGTAAGAGAGCGGTGCAGTGCCTAATAACTTGTACACCTTGTCTGTTAAAATTGGAGCTTTTGCCATTTTATTATAGATTTAATTTGATTAAAGATAAAAAGAAGTGTGCCCGAAGGCACACCTCTTTAGAGTTTTTGTTACGATTAGTTACCGTAACGGAATAACATGAAGTTGTTAGCACCTAAGGTACATACGCAACGCTCAGAAAGGAAGTTAACCTCCATTGCATCTAAGTCGCTTGTCTGAGCACCTCCGGCAGAACCTGTGATCCACGTCTTGTAACGACGATCTTCAGCTTCGCTTGCACGGTAACGAACGTGTAGGAATGGACGCTTAGCGTTCTTACCCATGATTTGATCGTACACTGAGGTAGATCCTGCAGGAACTAATAATCCGTTTACAGTACCGATAGTATTGTTTACAGAGTTAGCAGCTCTAAGACTACCACGCATTGTTGGATCGTTCAAGTATTTCCAATCAGACTTGTAGAAGTCATAACCACGACGGAATCCTGTGAATCCTAAGTTCAATGCCATCTCAGTATCGTTATCAAACAATCCGTAAGAAGCACCGAAAGATGGAGTTGCAGCTGCTGCAGTGCTTGCTCCATTCAATCCCGCTAACATGTTGTCTACATCAAATCCCATTTGACGATTAACGAACAATACGTTCTCTTCGATAGCACCTTGTTGGTCTAAACGAGCAACGATAGTATCCCACTCAGCTAATGTAGTTGGATTACCTGCACCCCACACGTTACCGCGATCGTTAACAGCATAAAATACACCTTCAGTACCTGCTGATGGAGTAGTACCACCACTAAGAGCAGCCAATGCTCCTGAACCTGCTTCAGCGGGAACCGCTTCAACCATCGCAGTCTCTAAGTAATCTTCAAAACGAAGACGAGTCTCGTGCTCAGACTTCAAATACCAAAGGTATCCTGTAGCTCCGTTCTCGGTAGTTACTTCAACCCATCCGATTTGAGCCATGTCAGAACCATTAACCGCATAACGGTCTTTAAGGATGATAGGTCTGTTAGAGAAGATCTCATCTTCAGCTTCCAAAGAACCAAGCATTCCATTAGTTCCTTTCTTGAACTCAGAACCGTAAATGAATATAGTACAAACATCGGTGTTAGCAATGTTTACACCAGCCTCGTAGAAAGCAACAGTAACAGTGTAAGGACCTGCTGCAGGAGTTGATACAGCTGTAACAACTGCACGGTTACTTGCTCCTGAAGCGTTAACTTGAATAAACAATGTTTGACCTACACGGATAGCAACTGAAGTGATTCCAGCGTCAGTGATAGTGAAAGTACCAACACCTGCTGCAACTAATGATGCAGTACAAATAGTGTACTTAATGTGAAGACGTCCTTGCTCAGCCCATTTGATTTGGTCAGAGTTAGAAGGAATTTCAGCACCTACCATTCTCAAGAATGAAGATACTGTACGATTACCATAACGCTCAAATTCTTTCTCGTAAGTATCAGGAAGATACTGATTCAAGAAGTTGAAGTTAGTAATGTAGTTTGTTTGCAACGCAACCTGCTCTGCGGCGGGTTGCAATTGATAACCGGGGGTAGCTAATATTGCCATTTTTTTAATTTTTTATTTTATATTCTTTTTGCGCTATGAATTTTTAATCCCCTTCCGGAGTCAGGATTCACTGCTTTAACCTGAAAACCACCTGACCCTGAAGATGCTTCTGTTGCCCTACGCTCTGACATGTTCACGTTTTTTATTTTACGTGTGACATCATCTGTTGCGTCTGACATGCCTTGCTCATAAAAGAACTTAGCAAACTTATCAGGGTTCATTGCAATTGATAACGATCTGTGGTATCCGGTTGCGTCTTTAATAAGACCACTCTCATCCAAGTACTTTTGAATAAAGTTCTGTGGAGTAGATTGACTTTTCTTTAACTCAGCCGTATCTCCCGGAGAGAATGTAAGTTTTCGGTTATTCACATCGAACTCAAAACCTTTGAACTCGTTGCCAAATACCTCGCTTGTCTTTTGGTCAAACCATTGACGCTTACGATTGTTCTCCTCTTCAACCGTTTTCGATTGCTGTATGTATTGCTTATATGCATTGAGTTCTTCTTTGTCGCTCTCAGAAATACTTGCCGCACTTGACTCAAGGGGCATTTTGTATTTTTCCTTCTGCTCGTTGAAAAACTTTTTTGCTTCCGCAACAACTTTTTTTCTTGCGATTTTTATCCTCTTAACTGCAGACTCATCATCAAGATCTTCATCATATGTGTAGTCTTCCATTAACGACTCGATATCATCACTATCAAGTCCCTCCTGTGTGGAGTGGAGATAATTTTTTAAAAGCTTATCCGAGTCCATGACTTCAAAGTCTTCCTTTAACTTAACGAAGTCATCAAAGCCACGGCCTGTATCTTTCTTGTATTTCATATAAGCAGCTACGTCTTCAGGCATCTCTTCAGCCTGACTACGCTCAGCCATCAACTCATCAAATGAATTGATTTGCTTATTGTATCGCTTTCCAATATATGAAAGAACGTCTTCTTCTCTTAACTCATTCTCCTGCGGTGTATCAACCACTTGTGCTACCGCTGTATCTGCTACTACTGCTCCTTCTAATACCGCTGCTTGAGCGGCCTCGTGGTTAGCAATCAATTCAGCTTCTTTTTCAGCAACACCTTTCGTGTCACCCGTGTCAATAACTCTTACTGATGTAAATTCCATTTGATTTAATTTTTACAAAGTTAGGTAAAATTTTAATATGTTTTTATCGTGGTTCAAATTCAGCAAAATCAAAGCCATCTAAGCTATCTTCATTAGACTCAAAGTTTAATGATGGAAGATTGTTCTTACGCTGCTCAATCAACTTAGACTGTTGAGTATTCTGAATACCTATTCTATCATCTTTAGCTTTTTCTTTCTGCATGTCACGCTGACTCAATGTTCCTGACTGAAGCTGAGCAACCTGCATATTATACTTAAACTCCTCAGCCATCAGCTGAATTTTAAGCTGAGCCTCTTGTTTCATCTTCTCAATATCAAAAGCTACCTCTGCTTGTTTTAGCTGCATCTTAGCCTGCGAATCCATCTGAATCTTTTGCATAGCAACCTGACCCGCCATCTCTTGAGATTTTAAGTTTTGTTCAGAGACAAGAGCTTGCTTCTGCATGTTCATCTTCTCCTCTCTTTGCTGCTTCTTTGTTCTCTTGAGCTTGAGCAACTGATTAGCAAGTTTTAGATTGCGTATCTCCCTGATGTCGATGGCATCTTCAATGTCAATGTTCCCGCTTGCCAATGCAATCTGAATGTTGGCCTCAAGCTGAGCGCGTTGCTCTTCATCAGGAGACAACTCAATGAAGATACCGAAGTCATAGATGTACAAGTCTGATATGTCGTTTAATATTGAGACATTAAACCTACCTATCTGATTGATAAACTCATCTTTGAAATCAGAATACTGTAATATATCAGCAACACGATATGTGATAGCCTCTGCCAATGATCGGTAGATATATAATCCCGCATCAAGGATGTGGCGAGTAGCAGTATTTGAATTAAGCGCTGCTAACTTTTGAATACCAACCAATGAGTTTGGATCAGGAGTACTTCCATCACGGGCCTCATTGAGTCCTGTAACGGTTCTAATCATATCCATGTAGTGATTGTAATTGGCTATAAGCATCTGAGTCTTAGCAGCCCCCGAGTTAGAGGTAAGCTGAGTGATAGGAACACGAGCGTTATTAAAGTCACCATCTTGGGTGTAGCTACGTCCAATCACACTACCCGTTTGGAAGTAAAGCCTCAACGCATCCTCAGGATTGTAGGCTGCACCTGTTCCTAAGTCTACCTCATTCAATCCATCGGCATCAATGAACACACCATCGGGCACAACACGAGCAATGACCTGCTGTAGCTTGAGGTGAGTAATCTGAATCAGGTCGGCGAATGGAATCATACGACGAACCAATGACTCAATAGCTCCCTTGTACATGCGGGGGGCGCAAGCTACATAGTTTGGTAATGCATGCTGAGTAGCTGACTTAGGACGAACCATGTTCTCGGACATTCTCCACTGAAGAAGAATATTAGTTCCCATAACCATAATACCTTCATACCACACATCAATGATCTTTTCAATCTTTTCAAAGTTACCCTCTTCCATCATCTCTATTGGAGGGTTAAAATTATCGTCTTTCTCAATAACACGAGTGTTGCCACTATCAAGTTTCTTTCTCTTGTATACTATCTTCTTGGTAGTCTTGTAGTTGAAATACATCAACGTACAAGTGTCCTGTGTGAATATACTGTTCTCATAGAAGCGAGCTACGTTATAGTAGTCATACCAACCTTTACTATACTGAGAGATTTCTTTTAAGTCCTCAGGAGTTAGAGACTGATCTATCTTATACAACTCAGTGAGAGGCATTGTCTTAATCTCTCCCCAATAGAAACAGTCTTTAAAGTGAGGATCTTCTGTGTAGCTATAAACTATATTGGCAGGATCTACATAAGATATCCTAACTCCTGTACCCTGAAGGAACTCGTGCTTAGCAACAGAGATACCTAATACCGTCTCATCGTAGTCAAGTCTCTTGCGTATATCTTCATAATGATTAGCGTCAAATACAGTATTGATAGCCTCCTCTTCTGCAATCTCAATAGCAGGCTTATAGTTAAGCTGCATAAACAATTGCAATTCATCATCACTCTCGGGCAACTCGTCAGGATCCATCATAAATGGATCTGCTCCTGTTAGGTCTTGTATCCTTTGTAGCACAGGCTTGCCTGCCATCTGAGTCTCAACCATCTCTTGATACTTGTTTCTCTTTGATTGAGACATAGCGTCTTGAGCATATACCTTTACCTTAAACAAACGCTCTGACATTCCATTGACAACGATGTCAACAAACTTAGGGATGATAGGGACAGGAGTCCAGTCTAAATTCAAATAAGAAAGGTCACCATCGACAGCTAATTCGTTTTTATATTTTGCAATAGACTGCTCTCCTCTTGCATATAAACGAACGCGGTGAAAGTCTCTCCACTGCCCGTAATATCTGCATGAAGCGCCGTCTTTTCTAAACCATTCATATTGAATAGATTGACCTACTTGCAGTCCAAATTCATCTGTAGCTTTCTCTGCATCAGTAGCAAATTGACTTGGGAAACTTGTGGAGGTAATGTTTATTGATATATTTTTCATTCAATCATTTGGCTTAATGTTCCTTCATTCTTATATCTTGCGAAGTTAATACTTATTTTCGTTTCTTTTTTCTCCGGAATGTATAGATGTTTTTGATTAGCCATAATAACTAAACCTGAACTTATTGAGGCGTCAAATTTTGTCCTGTTGTTAATATCAAACCTCGCCCAATCCTCAAGCGTTCTTGTGAATGGCATTGTCCCCATCTCGTCAGCCGGCCTATATGTCTCAAACATATCCATGCCTATAAACCTCTCTATGTAAGACTCAATAGCTGAGGCGTGAGCCTGCTTGATATCTTCTGATGTGTTAGGTATGCCACCAAGCTCTCTCTCTGTTGCTGATAACTTAGCAAAGACCTTGTCAGGTCTGTTCATGCAAAACCCTCTGTACCCTCTATTCTTAAAGTGATATAACAAACGAGGTTTGTTATTCTCAGCTAAGATAGGCATACCGTAAAAGACACATGCCATCAGTACATCTTCAAAAAATATCTCAGCGGTCTGAGGGCGTGCTATATATTCTAAGAAGAACTCATTGACAGGGGCCTCGTCCATGTGGAACTTAGTCATTCCGTGCAGCGAACCATTAGAACCCCGCCCGTCTACAACAGCAGAGATATCGTATGGGTCACAACCAAAAGAACCAATGTGCTCATTGCCCGCATGTTTAATTCCATTACGGATATGAACATTATTCTGAAGCACTTTGTTTGGTGTCCAACTAACTAAGAATCTTCCTTTTCTATCAGGACTAAATATAACTTTAGTATCTTTTATACCATCCTGCCACATAAATGAACCACGAGTTATAACGTGATCTTTTATAATACTATCATTGTAATCAATCTGTTGGTATATCTTAGTCAGGTTGAATAAGGATTGCTTACTCTCATCTCTAAAGGCATGCGACTCCGTACGTGGATACTGTCTGTAAAATTCATTTAACCCATCAGCATCGTTCTTTAATCCATCTACCTCAGCCTCCCAAAAATCAATAGCTCCATTGGTGATCCACCCTCCATCTACTCCCCTTACCTTATTCTCAGGCTTACGAAATACCGGCATGCCGTGTATGTCAATGAACCCCTCCATATTCCACTCCATAGGAATGAACAAAGCATATAGCCCGCTCTTAGTCTGACCATTAGCATTACGAGTAGCAACACGAGAGTCTTCATATATGTCTTTGAAGTTCTGACCACCCTTAGCTAAGGCGTTAGAGGTTGACCCCATCATGCACTTGCCGATAATCTTACTACCCAAACGAAGACACGTCTTAGTTACTCGCCAATTCTCTTTGATGTTGTTGGGCTTAGTCCACTTACCACTCTCGTCATGCACAAGTAGCTTTAGCTTCTCTCCGTCATAGGAGTTATCTTCTGTATTCTTCCAGTCTATTGTGGTATCAAGCCCCTCTACTATCTCTTGCGTAGCATTAAACATGTTCTTCTTCGTAATCTTCGA